GTGGGCGGGGCGACCATTTCGACATGGACACGGCGGCAGTCGAAAGATTTGCAGGACGCGGTCATGGATCAAGTTCGCTTGTCACTAGAAGCGGGTGAATCGACGCAAGAGGCGACGACGCGAATCACGGGGGGCCGGATCCGTGGCGTCGATGTCCCGGGTGTAATGAAGACGTCACGGCGGAAGGCGGAAACGCTGGTTCGCACATCGATCGCCGAAGTTGTAAATGCTGCTGCGTTGCAGTCATTTCAGGACATGGACGTCGTCAAAGCGGTTCAGCAGATCAGCACGTTGGACAACAAAACCAGCGATGTTTGCATCGCTTATTCCGGGCTGTCGTGGGATTCGGACACGCTGGAACCGATCGGCCACACGCTGCAATTTAACGGCGGACCGCCGAGACATTTCAATTGTCGAAGCCGATTAGTCCCTGTGCTGAAATCATTTGAAGAACTGGGGATTGACGCGACTGAAGTTCCGCTGGCAACGCGATCCAGTATGGACGGGGAAGTCCCGGGTGATATCACGTTCGACGGATTTCTGCGGAGTAAGACGAAGTCCTTTCAGGATGATTTGCTCGGCCCCGCGCGCGCGAGGTTGTGGCGTTCTGGCAAGATCACGCTGACCCAGTTAGTCGACTTCAGGGGGAACCCGCTGACGTTGGATCAACTTGAAGCCCTTTAATCTTCCCAACTGGTGATCGTGATGTCTTCGACGTCGACGTCATTATAACGTGACGTTACGACCATCGCCCCGGCCATCGTGATTTCTTCATAGCTTACGGTCACGGTGCCAACCTCGACCTTGTTTTCTTCACGCTTGGCTTCAAGCTGGCGATCCGATAATTTGTACTGGGTGCATTTCATTTTGTTTACCCCTGCCCGGGTTGCCCCGGGCGCTGTTAGTTTTGGGTTATACCGCTGCGCGTGCTGCTTCAGCTTCGCGGCGTGCGTTTGCTCGGGTCAATTCTTCGAAGCCACAACCCGCGACCGCGTAGAATTTACCATCGATTTCGAAGATGTCGCCGACGCTAGAAGAACGCGCGCCTTTTGCGGCCAGTACGTCGAAGGAAGCTGAAACTCCTTCGTTGTGGATCCACTTGCTTTCCATGTTCTGGGTCAAGCTGTAAGCCACTTCAAGCGCGTCGTCGATCGACAGCGCAGAAGATGAATGACGATCGACGTTGACTTCAGCGACCGCGTCGTATTTTCCCTCGATCATGGCGATCATCATTTGACCGATGTTGCCGTCACAAGTGATGGTCAGACGAAATTCACGATCTTCGATTTTCTTGTGGTTCAGGTGGTGGATGGTTACGTTCATGTTTCTTTCCTTTCTGTTGATGGTTACGTTTATGTTTCTTTTTTCTGTTGTTTGCTGATGTTTTAAATAATAGCAAAATCCCAGAAGAACGCAAGTTTTTTTGTGTAAATAAGTGAAATAATTCAAATTATTTTCAATTTTGTGCAAAAGTTTGCTTTTTGTTCTCATTATCCAATATAATCCCGTCACTGATAACCACTACTAGCGAGAAGCTACCGATGCCACTTGAACCTGTCCTGCAATCCCTTGACGATATCCCGGAAGAACTGCAAAGCGAATACGAACAAACTGATTCGGGAACCTACCAGTTGAAAATTTTGGCTGACTACACGCCGAATAATGCAATCGAAGATATCAGCGGCCTGAAATCAGCCCTGAAAAAAGAGCGCGAAAACGCGAAGAATGCTTCCGGCCAGTTGCTGCAATTGCGTGAACAGTTCGGTGATATTGACCCGGAAAAATATCAGACGTTAATTCAGCAGGAAGAAAAGCGGGAAGAAGAAGAAGCGCTGAAACGCGGGGAATACGACAAGCGCCTGAATCAGGTCCGCGAAAAACAGCAAGTCGAACTTGACAAGCGGGCGGCCCGGGAAGAACACTTGATCAATGTGATCAAAGAATCTAAAATAGACTCTGCCGTCATTTCGGCATTAAATGAAATGAAGGGGAATGTGAATTTGTTGCTTCCGCATGTAAAAGGGCTGATGCGACTGGTAGAAGAAGACGGGCAGTTTGTTGCCCGGGTGGTGGACGAAACGGGAACCGTTCGGGTTAACGGCGAAGGGAAGCCCATCACAGCGAAGGAACTGGTTAGCGAGATGCGTGATCAGGATTCGTTCGCCGCAGCATTCGCGGCTGACGTCAAGAGCGGGGGCGGGACCCCGGCAGGCGACGGCGGTAGCGGAGCGCGCGGCAAAACGGGAGCGATTCCCGCGGACCTGAAACGGGCAGCAATGACGCCACGTCAGAAGGTTGATTTTATCAATGTTCATGGCAACGACGCGTTTATGCAATTGCCTGCTTAGGTTATTAATCCTAAACCGCTAAACAGTGAGATAAATTATTATGGCTGAAGGTACTAGAGAAAGTTTTGCAGGTTCGGGTCGGCTTCCAGAGGGTATTATATACCCTGAGCTAGTCCATTCCGGCATGTCGGAAACGCTGGTTCAGCAATCCGACGCATTCAACGCTGCGTCTATGAACGCTCTGCGAATTGTCACTTCCCGTCAAAAGGGTGACTTTGCGCAAGAATCGTTCTTCAAGAATGTCAGCAATATCGTTCAACGCCGCGACGTTCAAACGTCCCCGGCCAACCCCGCTGTAACTTCGACCGGCGTTCCGATTGACGAATTTGTGTCTGTCAAACTGAACCGCCGTATCGGTCCGATTGATCAGACGCTGGATTCGTTCCGCAAGCTGGGTAGTGATCCCGACATGGAAGTTCTTTCGTTCCTGCTGGGTTCGCAGATCGCAAAGGCAATGCAGGTCGAAATGCTCGACACGCTGATTCGTTCGCTGGTGGCTTCCATCACCGCGCAAGGTGCTTCACTGGTACATGACGGTGACGTCGCGGCCGCTGGCCTTGACACGAACGATCTTGTCGATGGTCTGTCGCTGTTTGGCGACGCTGCATCCCGGGTTAAAATCTGGGTCATGCACTCGAAGCCGTATTACGAACTGGTAAAAAGCCAGATCACAGCGAACATCGACGGCGTTTCAAACTTTAACGTTGCCAGTGCTACCCCGATTACCCTGAACCGACCGGTTCTGGTAACGGACTCGGCTGCACTGATCGACGCCAGCGTTTCACCGACCCAGTATATTACGCTGGGGCTGGTTGAATCGGCTGCGATCGCCGAAGATAGCGAATCTGACATGATGCACTCGGAAATAATCACCGGACAGGAAAATCTGGTGGCCCGTCTGCAAGGCGAGTATGCCTACAATGTCGGCTGCAAAGGCGTGAAGTGGGACGTTACGAACGGCGGTGTCAATCCGAATGACGCCGCGCTTGGCACATCGACAAACTGGGATTCTGTAATGGATTCTCTGAAAGATTTGCCGGGTGTCGGAATTCGTACACAGTTGTAATCTGTAATCGGAATCAGCCGGGGGCTTTCGGGTCCCCGGTCTTTTAACTTGACAGGAGCAAAGCCATCATGCCAGTCGAAAACACAGAAGCCGTGGTCGCAAACCAGAAAGGGAAGCCCCGCGCAGTTATTTACTTCCACCGAGATCAAACAAAGGTCGCCACTGACATCGCCGCAGCATTGCGCGCGAACAACAAAATCGCAAACCTTGTCTTCTCAAACCTTTTCGTTGACGCCGCAGATTGTGAGAAATGCGAAGCGGTCGCGATTCAGGCCAGCTCATCCCGGGTGCACGCTATTGCGAAAGCTTACCGGAAAACTTTCCCTGATGTCGAACTGCACTTTTTTGACGACGAAGGAAACTTTGTGGAAGGTCCCACGATTGAAGACCGGGACCGTTTCGAAATGCCTGTCCTGAAAACAGGGGGAAAATTACCCGTGGAACCCGAGCCGCCGGCGGCAGAAGAAATCGCCGCGACGAAAGCCGCACTTGCCGCCGAAGCTGGGGATGATACTAATGACGAAACAATTCTTACCGATACGCCGGAACATTCCGATTCTTCAACAGAAGCCGCCAGTGATAATGATGCCGCCGCCGAAGCCGAAACCGCT